GACTAGTAACTCCCTTCTATGAGCTTTTAACCCTGTGTTAATCTTTGCAATTGCAGCACCATATTGTTTAGTGTTTATAGTACCATCTTTTAACTGCTTATTAAGTTTAGTTCTTTGGATTGTTAACTTTTTAACCTCAGTCTCTAAACCTGCTAACTTCTTTTTTTGTACTTCAGTACCTTTTAATTCAACTTTAAAAGCTATTGTTTTATCTGCCATATCTCTTATTTAAAAACTGGTTCTAATAGTCCAGTTATTGGGTCTTCTATTAATACTTCTATAAGTGTAGAACCATCTTCAACATAAATTGGTTTTAATAAATCAGGATTATTGCCACTATCAACATCTACACTATTATTACTTATTTGTGTAGGATCAACTGTAACACTTCCTAAATTTTCAAATTTAAATAAACTAACCTTTGTTAAATTATTATTTAAAGGGTTATAATCAATAATCTTTTCAATCAAATAATAACCTTTAACAGTTGATGGTTGATTAATATAAATTAATTTCCTAAAATCTAAATTTTGTATATCACTACTATTTAAATTAAACATAGCAATTAATCTACCTCCTTCTTCTATGTTTTTAAACATATTAGAATAATAAGTAGCAAATAAACCATCAGAACCTGAAAAGCTTAAATTAATATCTGTTGGGATTGAATTATATTCCTGAAAAATACCATAAGGTATAGTTTCAGTTGTAGAACCAAAATAAGTAAGTCTTTTAAAACTTAATGATGAACTTAATTGTGTACCATATTTAAAAGAATATATTTTAGCGTTATATCTTTTAATTTTCTCTGTTGGTTTAGTTTCACCACCAAATGCACTCCATAACCTTATAGTTATCGGCTGTTGCTCTGGAATAATAGGGCGATTGTCATAACCATAAGCAATATTACTATATGATGCAGAAAATAAACTTAAACCAATAGTATCTGTACCTTCTACAAATCTATTAGGCAAAGTATGCTTATAAGTAGCGTATTCTCTTTTATTTGCATCTTGCCAACCTTTTAACCATTCATCATTCTTTAGTTCTTTGTACTTAAATTCAATACTCCTTTTATAAGAACTTACATAATCAACTTCATAATCATTAGAAATGTCTAACTTATTGCTCCAATCTAAAGATTCAGATTCTGCTTTAAAAAAGGTATCACGAGGCTCTAAATAAACAGTTTTACTTTTAATATCAGTCCAAAAATAGATGTTAAACATTCTACTAAAATCATTTATAACATTTAAAAGAGTAATCTCTTTAGGTATAACCTCTGCTATGTTGTACGTGTCTCCCTCTTCGATTTCTTGTTTTCTATAAATATTAAAATTAGTTCTTTCATCTCCTGAATTAGGCTCAACATTGTAAGTAGATGCTAAACCATCACTAAATAGACTAGAATTAATGTAAACACTTATTTCATCACCTGCCTGTAAACTTTCTTCTAAAGGAATAGCTATTATACTACCACCTCCAGTACGCTTACTAAAAGCATTATCATCTTCTAATACTGTACCACCTCCAATAGATGTTAAAGAAGTACCGTTTTTTACTATTTTAACCCTTCCCCCAAGTACATCTAAATTACATATTACTTCTATTTTATATCTACCTGTTTGAGGTACTGTATAAACTCCTGTTGTTGTATTAAAATTGCTATTACTATCAGTTTCTACACTATCAAAAATTATCCTTCTATCGCTATTTATAGGGATTAATTGATTAGTAGACCTTTTTACAGTTGTTTTAGTGTCTTCGAAATCAGCATCAGTTACTCTAAAATCTATATCAAAATCACATACTAACTTATTAATTTTAGAATCATCTAAAAAACTACTTTCTACATTAAATCCTAAACTATTTAAACCTGTTATTATTATGTTTCTGAGGTAGTAAACAGGCTTATAACTAGTATCTCCACTTCTATCAATAAATGGGTAAGCATGGTCATAAGTAGTATAAGTATTTTCATTTGCTAATTTAATATTAGCCTCATTATAAACTTCTGGACTATTTCTAAAAGTTAAATCTTGTATCTTCTTTTCAGCAGCACCTTTAACCCAATCAATATTATTACCATAAAATACTAATTCAAAGCTATCTAATTCAAAACCATTATAAACCTTACTAACTTGAACAAAACCCTGCTCAATAGGATTATTATTCACAAGTATTACACATGGTTTTTTATTTAGCGAATCTCTAAAATCTTTCCTTGAATTAATATTATCTACACTAGATAAAAGATTAGAGTTATTTTTTGTATTAGGTACTTTAAAACTTTTAGTAAACGTTCCTGTTCTTGCTTGTAGGTTATCTAAATTGACTATCCCTTTATTTATGGCTAAAGGAAAATCATTAAAATTAGTTAAATCTAAATCACCTAATACATTGTTATCAGTATCTGTTATTCTAATAATTACCTCATTCATCCTCTAATTCCTTTTGTAGCATTAGCAAAGCTATAACTTAAAACAAACTGTATCGGCATATCTTTCTCATCAGTTTTTAAAATAGTTCCATCATCTATTATAATAGGAAAATAATAACCATTTATTTCTACAAATGCCTTTTTATTAACTAACATACTACTTAACCAATGATAATCATCTCTACTAATAGACCTACTAAAAGCCTTAAAACTACTCTTAGAAACATTTTCTAAAACTGTTAACCCTCTAGCATCACTAGAATAAGTTAAACCTAAAGGCTGGTTATAAGTACTTGCTTTATGCTTAATACTTTCCTGAACATTACCCTTAAAAGTATAACTGTCTTGTTTACCGTAATTATTTACCCAATGTATGCGAACATCCTCACTACATGAATCAACTATATTAAATCTCTTTGTTTCACTCATATCACCATCATCATTAATTATCTTAATAGTATAATAAGCAACATTAGTTAAACTAACTCCTGAATTAATTAAGTTTTTAGTTCCTACTGCTAAAGTTAAGTAAGTGTTATTGGGTACTGTTACATAGGCACTATCCCAATCAGGTATATTAATATTATCTGTATTTAATAGAGCATCTGAACTATCATAAGTTAAAATCTCTAATTTAAAGTTTTTTCCTGCTGTGCCTTGATGTTGTAAGATACCTATAAACTCATCTCTATCTAATTCAATACTTTTTGTTGATGGTGAATCTGTTAAAAACTTTTTTGTTACACCTGTTAAAGTGTAATCAGATTGAGTAAAAGTAGCATAATCTAAATGAGATGTAATTAAATTTATAATTAATATAGGCGTAGGAGTTAATAAATCATAACTAGAATTATTTGCATCATCAGGATTGTAAGTAGTTACTAAAACATTACTAGAAGACTCAGTTACTTCATAAATTTTTAATTGTACTGATTTTTGACTATCAAAAGCACCTATTACACCTGAAGAATTAAGAGTTGTTAAATAAAAATCTAAATTTGTTTTACAAATCTCAGAAACATCTAAAGTAAAGTTAACAGAACTCCCTGTATCTAATTGTACGCTTATTGCAGAAACTCTAACACTATTTATAATAACTTCAACTATACAATATTTTAAATTAGTAGCACTACTACTCCATTTATAGACAATTGGTCTATACGCTGAATTTACTCCGCTAGGTGTTGATATTATACTTATTGCCATTACTTATTATTTTTATTAAAATCTTTTACTATTGTAGCTATTGCATCATCATAGCCTTCAAATACTTGCTCTTCTAACTCGTTATAAACGTCATTTAATTCATTATCAATAACAAAATCTATAAACCCTTTACGCCTCCCATTATTACTAAATTTAAAACTTCCTTTAGTTGGTATTCCCTCCTTATGTATAGTATTTTGAATAGCAAAAGCCATGCTTTTAACTTCTTTATCTCCACTCGCAATAGCCTTTCTTTCTATCCATTCTACTAAAACATTAATAGGTACTTTCTTGCCTCCTGTTTTTCTACCTTCATTAACATAGATACCATACTCATCCATTAGTATCTCAATCACTATGCTATTAGGTAACTCAATTACTCTTTGTTCAAAACTGTTGATTAAATTACCAGTAGCTTTATGCCCTTGACCTATTAACTCTTTTTGTAAAGAGGCTATAATTAATTTACCAACTTTTTTAAAATCTACCATTAGTAACTAAATGAGCCTAATGTACAATTACTATCTAATTCTACTGTAATAGTGTATGTTGATTGTACTAGCTTATCATTGTGAACATCATGAGCTAAGAAACCACTTAAAGCAGTATTATTAACAATACTAAAACCATTAGAGCCGTCTATATTTCTTCTAATAACTTCTGCTATGTATTGATCTAGAATATTATCTATCTCCCCTTGCTTTTGTTGTAAGCTTTTAACCTTTCTTTCTGCTGTGTTATAATCCCCATAACAAAATATGTTAAATGTAAATTGCTTATTTCGTGGAAGAAAATCATTATTATTAGCACCTCTTTCAAAGTTAGGAGTAGAATTAATTAATATCATTGGATAGGCTTTATTTTGTAAAGCTCCGTTTATTCTGCTTACCCTATCATAAACAAAGTAATTTACAGAGCTAAAAGCATCTGCAACCGTTTTAAACTCGTCTATTATATTTTTAAATAATGCCATAATTATAAAATTGCAAAGAAATCACCTCCACTAGTATCTACTGAACTTGATAAGCCTTTTATCTCTGTTCTGTCTAATGTTAAGTTACCACTAGCACTAGTTGCTCTTACGTTAATAGTACCTGCACTATGCCCAGCATTAGCACTAATAGCACCTGTTGCTACTTGCCTATTAACATTATGAGTAGTAAAAGTTCTATTAGTTCCTGTTGGTATTTGTTGAGTCAAAATAACATTTACACAACATGAAGTAGTCATAATTAATGAATCTTCTTCAACTGTTATATCTCCACTATGAGGGCTTGGTTGACCTCCTGTTCTATTTGATGCTCCTACACCTCCTGAATCTGTAAAGCTTCTAATATGAACACTAACACCATTCCAAACACTATTATTAAAATTAACTCTTAGTGTATTGCTTCCTGTTGGAGGATTCTCTAAATAATAAAAAGCCATTCTTTGACCTAAACCACCTCTATTGATTTGATATAATTGAGTCATAGATTGACCTCCATACGTAGCTCCTGTAAAACTACGGTTATTAGTCATAGAAAGTTGAACTATTATCAATCCATCACTACCTGTATTCTGAGTATGAGTATAGTTCTTAAAGCTACCTCCAGGAGTAGCACTTGAGTTAGTTGTATTTCCTTTAGTTGGAGCTGCCATTATAACTGATTTATGTTAGTAATTTCAGTTAAACTTAAACCCTCAATACTATCTGTTTGAGTAGCTGCCTCGTTTACATATTCAGTAGTTGCAAAAAATGTACTTATTGAAACTAATCCTAAACTTAACTTAGTCCTATTTTCCCCTATGAACTTTCCTAATGTACTATCATAATCTTCATTTATCTGATTAATAATAGCTTCATCTTGAGTATAACCTACATCTGTGTATTTTAGATTATCAGTACCCTCTAATTCTATTTTTGAAATAATTGTTATCATTTTAAGCCTCTTCTTTAATTGCTATAACATCCCATTTAGTATCAGTATCATTGTAAATACAACCTATGTATAACTTTTTGCTAACTGTTGTAGTAGTTGGTAAGGTAACACCTATTGCAGTAAATATTGCATTAAAACTAATTGACCTAGCAGAACCATCATCTTTAATTCTAATTATTAACTTTTGCCCCTGTACTGGCGTACCTGTTGGAGCTTCTATTGTTAACCCTTCAGCCTGCGCCGTTATTACTGCAAAATCGGTACTATCAGCATCTACTGTTAAAGTTGCCGTTGATGCCGTTGATGTACTTATAGGATTAATAACTGTTTTTCTTTTAATGCTCTTTTTGTTTCCTGAATCTGCACTATCCTCAATAATAAACTCATCAGCATTTGCTACTGTTGTCTTTTCAGTTATTGCTGTGATCTCATTAGCAGCGTTTACATGTACTGCATTTGCATCACTTGTAGCAGGTAAATCTCCTATTGTAATTTTCTTTTTATTGTTACTATCAGCAGCATCTTCTATTAAAAGAATATCACTAGATGTTGGAGTAGCTTTTGCAGTTATGCCGTTTATCTCCCCTCCTGTATTTACATGAACTGCATTTGCATCAGTACCAGCACCTGAAGAAACATCAATATAACCTCTTACAGTAGAATACAAAGCATCTATATCACCTGTACTAGGGCTAGTAACATCAGCAAAAGGAATACTTATGTAAACCTGCCCTCTTTGGTTACCATCATCATCTGAATCATCATAGATATTAATATTATTACCTCTTTTAAGTAGCTTAACATTGTTATGCTTAATGTAAGTTACTGCTCCTGCAAAATCTATTTCAATTCCGCTTGTTAAATTAGTTATTGTTGCCATTAGTCTATAAATCCTCTAATTGTTGTGTATAAATCATTTAAATCTGTTGTAACAGGGCTTGTAACATCTGCATGTTTTACCTTCAAAGCATCTGCACCTCTTCTGTTCTCTGAATTATCGTAGATAGAAAGAGTTAATGAACTCTTGATTAATTTTACATTACCATACTTAATAAAGTAGGTATCACCTCCAGCATCAACTACCTCGATGCCATCTGTTCTATTAGTTATTGTAGCCATATCTTTTTCTTTGTATAGCTTATGTTGGATAAAGTAAATATAAAAAAAAAGAGTCAATATTTTTGACTCTCAATTTTTTTTGTTAAAGAACTACCTTTTATTTATCAATCTCCATGCTATATTTATCAGTACAAATATTAATAAAAACAATATTGGTGTCAATCTTTTAACTTTAAAATATTATTAATTTGTCTAAAATCATTAAGCACCTGATTAAAGTTTTTAGCCTCAAATCTTTCTACAACACCATCTATTAAATCACTAATCTCATCAATCTGAATCTCTATCATTTTAATAGCCTCTCTAATCTCTTTAGTCTTTTTAGATGCTTTTAACTTATTTAGATCATCTAACATAGTATCATGTACCTCTTTAGATTTCTCTATAAGCTCAGGGATTTCTGCAATTGCTTTATTTTTTAACTGCTCTTGCTCATTTACTTGCTTAATCTGAGCCTCTCTTTGACTAATTAAACTCTTTTTAAAATCTAATTCATTCTGGAGTCTATAAGCCTTATCAACATCATCTAAGCTATTATAAATTAAATCCCCTTTGCTATTTACGGTATGTTTTGTTAAATGTTCGATGTATTGTTTTAAAAAGTTAACCCTCTTTTTATAGTTCTCTAACTCTTCTTCTAGTTTTTGGATAGTTGCTAACATTGTTTAGTTTTTTTTTATAAGTTCATACTTTGCAGCCTCTGGTATGCTACCAATGGCTATTTGCCACCCCATTAAATCCTCTCCTATGTCTATCAGTTCTTCTTCGTTATCTGTTTCTTTATGGACTAAAAAAAAATAGTCTATATCTTCATCCATGTAATAAATGTTTTTATAATTATTAAAATTGTTACTCCGATTAATGCTAGTTTATAAATCATTTTCTATGCTCACAAATAATGTTACTATCTATTAATATTTTAAAACCTAACTTTTGCATATCAGTAAATATAAAAGTATCACTAAAAGCATTTTTATTTAAATCTAAATCAACTCTAAAATATACAAGTTCTAAGGCTTCTCTTCTAAATAAAGTACATCCTATCCCTGTTGCTGTTATCTTTGCATCAGGGTCTACTAATAATTGATTAAGAGGTAAAACACCTTGCCCCATTATTTCATAACCATGCGACCTTTCTAAAAGCTTTTCACTTCTAACTGCTCTATAATCACTAGTAGATGTTAAGCACAATGTAGGCTCCCCTCTCATGATTTCATAGGTACAGGTAACTGCTCCAGCACCAGAACATTCAGCATAGCTTACAAGCTTTTCTAAGATACATTCACCTGTAAATACATCAGATTCAATCATCATTAAATAGTCATAATCACCATTTAAAAAGTATTCTCTAATGATGTTTTGATGTCTGGCTAACTCTTCTCTAAAATCACCTTTTAACGGCTCATGTATAGCCTTAATACCCCTTTTGTGAAACTCTTTGATGTGATTCTTATCCTTACTATTATCTACTACAAAAATATCGTACAATGGATAAGTAAATGATGTTATTTGTTTTACAAAATCATCTAAGCAATAATCTTTTGCTGATGATGTAGGAAAGCCTATTAATATTTTAGGGTAGTTCATATTAGGTTTAAAATAAACATTGCGAATACTGAAAACATAATTATTAATACTGAAATAAAATCTCTGTTAGTCATCTTGTTTTGTTTTTAAAATTTACACTAATATAATAATTTTTTAAAACATTTATAGTTTATCTAACATTTTATCTATTAACCCCTCATCATTGTCAAAATCTACAACTTCTGCCCATTGTTCTTTACTGTCAAAATGTATAATAGAAATCTGTACAAAACTACTAGTAACCGCTACTATCTGATAATGCTTATAAGCTCCTGATATTTCCCAATGATAAAAAGCACATGCAGCAAGAATATCATCTAGCAAATCATCCCTATTCATCTTTTACGCTGTTTCTTCATAGCATCATCGTGAGCCTGTTGAGTTAATTCTGCTTTGTAAGTTTCTTCAGCAGTTTCTATACTTATAAACTCTAACACCTTCCACATATTGGTACTATAAACACTATCTAAAGGAGTAAATTTTTCTTTGTTAAAAATACCTTTTTCAGCAATTTTATAGGCTTTATTTTGCCAGTAAAGATTCCTAACAATGGTTTCACTTTTTGTTCCTGTGCTTTTACCTTTTTTTCCGTCAAAGATGTTAGCATAGATTCTTGTAACTTGTTGATATGATCTCGCAAAAAAAAATATCCTTTGTAAGCCTCTGATACTGTTAAATTCTCAAAAGTACTTGCTCTCATATCTATTACATCTTCATTGTATTGCTCATCTTCTGATTCTCTAAAAAGTATTGCAGTAATTTTACTGAGATAACTCCACTTTCTATACTGCTTACTCTGAAACAAAGTAGATAAAGCCTGAGATTCTGCAAAGTGTTTATAAGTTGCACCTCCTAACATCTTTTCGATACCTCCAGCAGTTTTAACAGAATTAATTAATTTATATTCTTTATCAAGTAATTTGATAGTGTCAGATGTACCTATGTCATCCTGAGATGGCTCTCCTAAAAACTTAGCCGTAATATTAAATATTTCTATTAGGCTAATCTCATCAGCTTTGTTAACACTTATCTCAGATTCTAAAAACTCTCTTGGTATGTCGCTAAATAACTCTATCCAATCAATATAAAAATCAAGTAGTTTTAAATCGCTAACTGGTTCAGGTTTGTCAGAGTAAATGTAATTAGATAACCATTTAGGCATACAATTAATATAATCCTGTGCCCTAGTCATATGTTTAATGGTATTATCTTGCCATTCGTTTCTGATGTAATATGGTTTATCTAGGATAGTTACTTTTAACATTAGTTAATGATGTTTCTAGCAATAAATATTAAATCTTGTTTTACTTTTCCTAATCTAGCACATGCAACAGTACTTAATTGCTTGTTTCTTTCTTCTCTAATGGTCTTATCAATAAACTCTGCTATCTCAGTTAGTTTATTATTTAAATCCTCTTTTACAGGCTTCTTAGCCTCTTTTTTAACTACTGGCTTTTTAGCCTTTACTATTTTCTTTTCCATGTTGTAAATATAATTATTTATTTAAAAAGATGGGTAAGCCTTGCCACTTGCCCAAAGTTTTTACTATGTATAAAAGCCTCTATTGCTTTTGGTGCATGTTGATAACCATTTCTATGATGCCATGAGTCTGTTCCTGATGGACTTCTAAGATACTCAACTGTTACGCCTTGATAATCTTTACCACTTTTAAATTTAGTAACATCTTTATGATGAATATGATGTAAATAGATATATCTATAAAAAGTATTTGCCCATTGTAAAGGAGCTTCATTAGCCATTAAAAGAGGCATATCCTGCATTTTAGCACCGTCACCATGAGAAGAGCCTATTAAGTTTTTACCATAGGTGAAATACTTTCTATGAGAATTACTAACATCAAAAGTTATATTCTTATGTTTCCTGAACCAACAGTAAACAGAATCAGCCAACATAAAGCCACTAATATAATCATGATTACTAGGATTATGAACTATGTGAACATCAGCAACATTAACTAACATTTCTATGATCTTAATGTATAAATCTCTTGCTATCTCATAATTTTTATACCACATTCCATCTACGTCCTGAGTAGTACCTGCACTAGTACTCTTATTTGCGTTATCAATATGAAGAACATCATTACCAATGATAAAAAGTATCTTATCAATAGGGAATCCTTTAGCCTTGCTTAATATACCGTTAACACCTTCTAAGGCTCTTTTTACTCCTATATCTGTATTGTAACTATCTCCTGTTTCTGATTTGTCTGCTAACTTGCCTATGTGCAAATCTGCTATATCAATTACTAAAAGATGTTTATCTGTAATTGGCTTTCTCTTTACCTTTTTATAAGTAGGAGAGTAATTACTCATTTCTGTAATGAACTTTGCCCTCATCTCATCAAATGAGATAATACCCTCTTTATTTTTAATGAAGATAGAAGCCTCTTTAGTTTTTAGCCATCCATGACTCCAATTAGATTTAGGACTAAAGTTTGACTCTTCTAGTTTAGATTCAAAAACACTATGTGTATAATGTTTTTTTAAAAAATCAAATATAGTTCTGGGGTGTATTTCAAAATCAAATTCATTTTTTAAATGCTCTGAGATGATTCTGCAAGATTTACCTTTTTGCTTTAGGCTAAATATAATCTCTTTGTAAGGTTCTAGCTTACTTAACTTACTCATTTAGTAATGTTTGGGTTATAATATACTGTTTTATCAGAACAAAAAAAAAGAGGCTGATAAAACCTCTTAAAATAATCTGTATAAAAATTAAAATAATCTAATAAATAAAAGCACTAAGTGAGTTATTAACAACTGTTAACAATATTATAAACGCAACCTACGGCAGTCTCTAAAGCTCGTTTATAAAGATGTTAACCTTAATTAAAGGTTTTTAAAAATTTATTTATTTCGCCTTCCAGTATGTATGTTTCTGAACTTTCATTAAACCGATTAGCAAAACCCTTTAAAAGTTCACGTTGTTGGCTAACACTAAATAAATCCAATATTTCATCTGCTACTTTTTCAATGTCGTTTGTCGTGTATCTAACTGCCGTTAGTAATTCAATAATTCGTTTTCTATTTTCCATACGTTTTTTATTTTTAGCGTTATTCAAATAGCTTTTTAATTAACAATATCAAATTAAAAAATATGAGCATTACCTTTTAAAAAGTTTTCACTCTTTGGCTTTAGTTTCAGGAGTTTAATAATATTCTCTTTGCTTAACTCTCCATAGATTTCTAATAGGTCATTATAATATCCAGTAGGCTCATGTATGTATCTACCATGAGTTAACTTTCCTAGCCTTCTATAATTAGCAATATCTAAATATATTAGCGTACTTAATAAATAATCTTTAGTTAAATATTCCATATTATTTGCTTTTAAATAGATTTTTAATAAATAAATAAGCCTTTTCACAATAGAATAAACAGCTTGTAAATATTGATAATAATACTAGTAAAAACATAAAACTGTTTTCGTTCTTAATTTTAAATCTTTTGTCTTTTTTCATGATTGATTAGTTTGTTTTGTAAATCAAATATAATAATAAAATTGTAATACAAAATAAAAAGTTTATGCTATTGCTCTAACTTTCTTTCTCCTGTTTGTATTCTTGTCAATTGCCATAACTAATACATCAACTTGGTCATCATGATTGCCATTAGGAAAAGCTTTTAGCTCATTTAAGAAACTATCTATGTATCTGCCATCTAACAGGCTAACTCTACCACTTTCAACAAATGCTGATACACTAGATGCCCTGCTTACTTTATCCTGAACTGGTGGCTTGTCTTCCATTACATTTAAGCCTGTTGACCTTTTAAGCATCTGTACTATACTTTTTCCACTTGCTTTAGGCTCTACATAGATTCTACTTCTATTTGTATAACCGTTTATCATTGCAAAGCTTTCTATTTCTTTTATTAGTTCTGGGAACTCTAATCTAACTGCTCTAACCTCTCTAATGTATAAATCATTATTATGGAAAGCAGCACATAGCATAGCAGTTGCATCATTCTCTTGTTTATTAGTATAAGCAGTATCTAAATAGAAATCCCATTTTAAATCAGAGGCTCTTAGATTATGAGGTAACTCTTTTATGATGTTAAACCAATGACCTTTAAAAATACCTCCTTCACTAGGAGATGGTACTTGTGAATATTGACCTGAATAACCATAACTCCCTAAACCTAGTTTAAAACTCTCTAATGTTGCTTTAGATAACCTTTGTGGAAACAGTAAACCATCTACATAATTCTTTTTTAATTCTTTTGGTCTTACAATATCAGATAGTTCAGCAGGTAAACAAATATACTCCCAATTATGAGGCTCTTTCTCTAATAACATTCCTGTTAAATCATTTTCGTGTAGTCTTTGCATTATAACAATAAAAACACCTATATCAGGATTGTTTAAACGGCTTCTAAGTGTTTCATTAAAGAATCTATTAGCGTTATCTCTTTCAACATCTGAGCGTGCTAGTTGAGGGTTTTGTGGATCATCAATCACAATAATATCAGCTCCCATTCCTGTTACTGTTCCACCTGTACTAGTACTGTATCTTAAACCGCTATTAGTAGTTGTGTATCTACTTTTAGTATTCTCATCTTTGGATAACTTAACATTAGGAAAGTGACTAATAAACCAATCAGATTCTATTAATCTTCTTGATTGAGTTGATAATGTTATTGATAGGCTTGCTGAATAAGATGAGCTAATAAACTGAATAGAATCTTTAAGAATCCAACAATAGACACTAAAAAAAACATTTACTAATTCACTTTTTAAAGTTCTAGGAGGTACATTAATTAAAAGATGTTTATTTCTAGGCTTTCCTTCTACTATTCTTATGGCTTCTTCTTGTAGTCTTTCACAAAGGTATTTAATATGCCAGTTAGGAGTAAGTTCTTGACCGTTATGGATAGTTTTAAAAGCCTCTAAAGTAAATTCATAGAAAGAAATACGATATAATTCAGATTCAGCTTTTATCAGGTCTAAGCTGTTTAATAATGTCTTTAAGTGTTGACTCATCTAATTTACTGTAATCTATTTCTGTTTTGTTTTCTGTTTTTACATCTGCATCTATTTCCGTTCTTGATAATTTAGGTAAAATATACTCACCTAAACTAGTAACTAACTCAATAGCTTTTGCTGGATTGCTTTCCGCTACTTGCTCAATCCAATCTTGAAACTGACTAACATTATTTTCAACAAACAACTGAAAAGAATCTCTAAGCTCTTTTGTAGTCTTATTAGGAGTACCTTTTCTAGAGCTTTTTTTACCTGCTTTACTTGCAGCATCTTTATTTGCTTTAAAATGTTTATCCATTGTTTCTTTATGTTAGTTTATCAATAAAACCATTTTTTTTATCTTCTATATCTATCTGTTATATCGTGATTAGGATTATTATTTATAAAAGTTGTTTTAGGCTTCTTTTCTACTTCTATTGCATGAAGATAATATCTAGTAATACCGTCATAGGGCTGTCTAAAAGCAACTACAAAAATATTGTTTTTATCAATCACTTTGTACTTAAAACCTTTATAAATAAAAATGTCATCTATTTTTAATGTACCTGCTTCAACCATTTTAACTAATATAATAAATTTTAATTATTTACCTTTTATTGCTCTTTGTTCATTAATCTTAATTTTGTTTTTTATTTCTTTTTCAATATCAATATCATAATGCTTTGCCATATTTAAACATACCATTATAACATCAGCCAACTCTTTAGGTAGGTTGCTAAATTGTTTAGGTCTTAGAGCCTCTTTATTTAACTCTTCTACTTCTTCTTCAAGTTTATCTAAGAATTCAAAAAGCGTAGTAGTAGGAGTAATAAAACCCCTATCTACTATGCTCTGGTAATTATCATTTATTAACTTTTTCATTAGAATAACGTTAAAACTGAGTTTTTTTCTAAATCAAAAGCTTTATGATTATGTACATTCATATTAAAATAACTGTTTTTCAATTCTATATTTATGCTTTTTCTATCCATTTTTAAAGCTTGGCATCCTTCAGAACCAACCCCACCAAAAGGACTAAAACAAACATCGCCCACATTAGACCATAACAAATAACAGTTTCTAATAACACTTAACTGAGTAGGAGTCATGTGTTTTTCATCTTTATTAGCTTTTGCTTTTCTAAAATTAGAAATAACATCAGACTCATTAATATCCATCCATACTGGCTCTGCTAGTTTACACCATAAATCAAAATCAATATCATTTTTTATTTTAACTTCATTATCTCCAGGCTTTCTAAATGTTATAACATAATCAGCTAGTCCAGGTCTATTAATTGAACTATCTCTTTTAGTTTGTCCATGCATTAATTGTACATTTTTAGTTCTAACTGCTGCTAGTTGTGGATTCTTTCTTATCATTTTTTCAGCATGAAATATAAAACCACTTTCTTGAAATAATCTAATTAACTCTCCTCTAAAATCTACTATTGATAAAAAACCATCTTTACCAATTGATGTAGTTCCCTGTTGAATATGCATAGATAATAACCTTCCATTTTTTAAAACTCTAAACAACTCAGGAACTAAATATCTAAAATGATTATAAAACTCATTGTCACTAGTTACATTTGATAAATCTCTAGGGTCATCAGAGTAAGTGTATAAGTCTTTAAATGGAGGTGAAAAAAATGAATAATCTACACTATTACTTTTAATTTTTTTTATTTCTTCATTACAATCACCATTTATAAGCCAATAGTTTTTCTCTTTAACCTCTTTTTCTTTAACGGTTATTATTTCTACTTCAGATTTGTAATTTGAATTGCTTGAGTATTTTGCCATTTCTTTTTGTTTTTCTTTATGTTTTTTTTCTTTTTCTAATATTGACTTTCTCACATTCTTTTGTGATTCAGGTACTAATAAATGAACTTTTACTTTTTGCTTTTGTCCAAATCTATAACATCTCCTAACAGCTTGATAAAATTGCTCAAACTTAAAATCATAACTTGTAAATATCATGTTATGGCATTGTTGGTAATTCATACCAAATGATGCTATTGATGTTTTAGTTATTAATCTTTTAAATTCTTTTCTAGCAAATCCATTTAAATTATTAGCTTTTACTTCTGGCTTATCAGATCCTTGAACATTAATACTATCAACTAATAACTTATTTAATTCTTTAGCTTCATCATTTTTTAATGTCCAAATTATAAACTGTTCATTAGGATTTTCATTAACAATATCACTAGTTTTAGCTATTCTTTTATTTAAACTTCTTTTTAGATCTTTGTGTAAATCAGTTGCCGAAACAGCAATATCACCAAAAAGATTATTTGTATTATTTTCTACTGGTATTAAATGTTCGATATATTCTATCTCAGGTAAATCATAACCATCATGATTAAAGCCTAATGTTTTAGGATTATCTATTGAAATACTCCAAGTACAAGTATATTTCCAGAAGTCATCTTTTGCATGTTTTCTTAATCTCCACTTATCATTACTTTTAATTTTTTGGTCTTGAACAAAAAACATAGATTTCATATTGTCATACGTATCAAATCCTAAAAACTCTACATGCTGCCCTAGTTCCATGTGGTCATTAGGTGAAGGTGTAGCAGTACAAGCTAACTTATAAGGAGTCATTTTAAAGGTATCAATAATAAACCTTGATAGCTTACCATCTCTCCCTTTTAAGATACTAGATTCATCTAATACTACACCTGAATAAATAGATGTATCAGTATTTTTAAGCTGTTCATAGTTTGTAATATCAAAGCTATCTAAGTTAATATTAAACTTTTTAGCTTCTCTTTTAGTTTGTTCAACTACTGCTAATGGAGCTAGTAATAAAACTTTTTTATTTGTGTAATTAAATACTTCTTCAGCCCAACTTAATTGCATTAATGTTTTACCTAAACCGCAATCAGCAAATACAGCAAATCTACCTTTTTTAAGTGCTATTTTTACAGTATATTTTTGAAAGTCAAATAGGTTTTTATTTAGTTGTTTTTCGTCTATATCAAATCCGCTTGATATATGGCTTTTTTCTTTTGTTTTTAAGAACTCTTGATAATCCATAGCTTATAAATAATATTGTTTAACTTTTACAAATTCACCATATCTGTTAGGTACATCTAACCATTCATCTTTAATTTCTGTACCCTCTTTTCTTAGGTCGCAAACTCTTGATGCTAGTCTATAAATTCCTAGCTCTTGCCATGCTTTTAAAGGATTGATTTTTTTACCTTGCTCCAGATAATTAAGCAGTCTTTTCTTTTGATTCATAATAATTGTTTGTTTAGTTAATGCAATAATAATAATAAAAACTTAATATTAAAACTTTAAAGATTGATTCTCTAAAGTTAATTTATAATTTACTTCTCTAAGGTTTCTATTTTCTTCTTTTAATCTTTTTATTTCTTCCTTTAGTGTAATGCCCTCATCATAAACAGCATCATTATAAAATTCAAGTTCTGCAACTGAATAAATAGCCGATTCTGTTAATGTTGCTAGTGGATTATCGCACATATTTTTTTCTTCAAAATTTGCAAATAATCTTCTTAACGCAATATCAGCCGTTTCTAGCGATTGTTTTACCTCAAGGTATACTCTACCATTAAAAATGTTTTTGGTGTCCTTAAACATCACGTAAATAGGTAATAAATGGATTTCTGGTTTGTTACTTAACATAGTTTATAGTTTTAAAATGGTAAATCATCTCCTTCTTCAACTCCAAAGCTCATTCTAGACATGTTTTTATGTTGGTTTGTTTTTTCAAGCATATCTAACTGCTCAGGCTTTTTATCATAAGTTTTTTCTAGTGGGTTTTGATTATCGATTAAATAAGCACAATGATTTACCCATCTTAATTCAATTGGTTTATCTCTAGGAGTAACGCAACCTCCTGTAATAGTTTCTTTAACTTTCCTAACATGTAACTCTCCTATGTTCCATCTTTCACTATGTTGCGTCATTCTGTGAATAGTCCAAAAATCATCGGCTCTATTTGCAAATTTTTGACCTCCTTCTGTATCGGCTTTTTCAGGTGCTGATAAATGCCCCTCGTAGATGTGGTCTTTTGGGTATCTGTTTCTAGCTGCTTGAGTAACTAAATGAGCATTTACAAAAACACTTGTATTGTTTTGCTCTCCAAAGATTCTAAGATTAGCACAAATATCATAATCTTCTTGATGTTTGTTAGATGTTTCTACCATTAACGAGTTAAAAGGATCAACTAAAAGCCCATCATGATGTTTTTTACTTGCTAAATCTAAAATATCATAAGCCGTATAACGTTTATTGTTTGGTATAAACTCAAAGTAATCACTAATCTCATTTAGGGTATGTTGGAAACCTTTATCATCTACTAGATAATCTTTGTCTAATCTTTTACCAGTCCAAAAGTTAAATATTTTAAATACTTGTGATCTAACAGTATTCTCAGAAGAGTAGATAAGATGTTTTTTGCCATGCAATTTGCTCATGCATACAAAGTACCACAGTAGCACATCTGTTTTACCAACATTATCATGCCCATTTACCATGTTAAACTGTCCTTGCTTCCATTTGATATGATTATCAAAAGCATCTACACCTATGCCTAAGCCTGTATCAACTTTGCCTAATCTAATTTCATCTAAGCCTTCTAGCTCGTGAAAAGGTTTTGAATAATAATTTTCCATTTATTTGCTCCCTTCTATCCATGGAGCTGCTGTGTTGTTGTTTGTTTCTTTTGGTTTGGATGTTGAATTACACCAATTCCAAAACCAAGATATAATATTCCCGTATTGTTTGTTTCTAAATTCTTCAGAATCTTTTTTAATTTCTAAAAATCTTTCTAGATGTTTAATTAATTCATCTTTATTTGTTTTATAAATTCTTTCATTCTGTTTGTAATCAGTTTCAGAAAACCTTTTTAATATCTTTTCTATCTTATTATCTATATTATTATATTCTATTCTGTTATGTTCTATTATCTTATGGTTTCGATTAGCTTTTGATTCGGTTTTATTTCGGTTTAATTTAGGTTTTATTTCGGTTTCGTTTAGGTTTAATTTAGGTTTTGTTTCGGTTTTTTCTTTCTTAGGTCTGCCTCCTTTTTTACCATTTTCTTTTTTACTATCCCAGACTCCCATAACTCTGCTCAAAGCAGGTGAAAAAAATCTTTTTTTATCCTCAGCAAGTAAGTTGAATTTTACACAATCCTGATACCATTCTAAAAACTTATCAGAATCTTTACAACCAATTAAATCTGCTAACATTTTCAAATCAAACTCATCAGCACTATGGCTATAACTTGCTGAATCCCTTAATATCTCAACTACATCCCAATATATCCCTTTTCCCCAATGACCGTATAAATATTGTATTTTTCTTAGTTTTAATCCTCTACCAGCAGAACTATCATGTCTGAACCAGTAGCTATCCTTTTTATTTGACATTATTACTTAATAGTTTTTTTATTTCCCTTAAATCATTTATTAATTCTTTATCCTCTGAGTTTAATAATTTTTGAATATGATTCTTACCAAAGCTAACAGAACTAGCTTTACATTTTAAATATTTAGAAATTGTAATTTGTTTTTTTTCTAGATGAACCTCAGCAAGATAAAAAAATATTCTTCTAGCGTATACAATATTATTTAATCTTGATTTAAAAAAAAAATCTTTTGAATCTAAATCAAAATAACTCATAATTACGAGTTTTAAAAAATCTAACTCTTCTCTGTGCATACCTGTTTAATTAACTGATTTTTCTGTTTATTCTTAGCATCAATATAAGCATTAAAAATCTTAGTTACATTTTCAATATCTTTCTTCATACCATCGATATTAAACTGAAGATAACCCTCTATGACCTTATAACCATTTAATACGGTTGCATGGTCACGATTAACCCTTCTACCAATTAATACTGTACTGTTTTTAGTTAGATTTCTGCTTAAATAGTAAAATATACCTCTAGCAGTTACTAAATGCCTACGTCTGCTTCTGGATATAAATTCTTTTTCTGTTATTTGATAATGAGATAAAATAGCGTCAATTATTAATTCTATTTTTTGTTTATCAAAAAGGCTTAAATTATTTTTTTTAAAGTAGTTTGTAACATCAAAATAAGAAAAGCCTTGCTCAAATAGAGTAAAGGCTTTATAAAGGTCGTTATCGGAGTAAATCATTAGTTAAAGGTTTTTTAAAAGGTATGCTCTTTTTATTTCGTTAGTAATGTTAATATTTAAATCTTTTAGTTTGTTTATTGTTTGAAAAGCTAAAAGTTGAACATCAGGCTCTTTATATTCTGATTCTTTTAACTGGCTTTCAAAATTAGTTAAGGAACTAATAAAAATGAAAAATTTATTTTCTAAATCATTTAACTCTTTCATGTTAATAAGTTTTTTAATTGTTTGTTTAATCTGTTTAATCTTTCTTTTCGGTACTCTAAATTTTGTTTATATCCATCCCAATTACCTTCATCTATTCCCATTTTACAAAATCTAATTTGCTCTTTAATATAAGCAATATCAAATTGCTTTTTTTTCTCCTGATTCATTAAAGCTTATTTTTTAAAAGCTCAATAAAATCATTATAATTCTCTTTTCCGTAATATTCATAGAGAATAAAAGCAATGCTATCAGCTAACTCTTTATGTGATAGATTATCATCTACCTCATTTATGGCACTAACCAGCGTTCTAGTTAAAATCATTTGCTTTCTTAGATTAATATCTCTTAGAGTATCATTAACCTCTTGTAAATCTTTAGATGTTTTTAAGTTCATTTTGTTTTAATTGTTTAAAATTTTTCTATTACCTCCCATAAAGCTTCAGCTTTAGTAATATATTCTGATGCTTTTTTTTGATAAAAGTTTCTCATAACACTTTCATCTTCTGGAGTCATTTTATAACTGTCTAATGACTCTTTACACATATCAACATAATTTTTATGCTTTGCTTTAATGTAAGTTTTTAATTGTAAATCTTCCATGATTGTTGTTTTTTAAATTGTTTCGTTAAATCAAATATAGTAATAATTTTTTAATACAAAACTATTCGACAAAAAAAAAGGTAAAAAATTAATTTTACCTCCTAATGACTAGATTATCTCCTTATATTTTATTTAGGTAATATACTAAATTTTACTCTAGGATTCTCTTTGTCTAAGTGTTTTTTTGCAACTATCTCAATACATTTATTATCATTTTTAATAGCTCCTACTTTTTGCAAACAGTCCAGAACAACCTTTAAACTATTATCTAAATCAGGTCTACGACTATCATAATAGACATCAATAATAAATTTAAATTCAGTATCAACTAGATCATATTTATAATTTAACATCTGAGTTTTAAATGATTGCTCATATTGTTCAAGTTTCTTTTGTTTACCTAGTCCACATCTATTACCTAATCTAATAACTTTATAGCAGTTACTTTTAGATGGACAGTTACCATAAATTGTAAATGTCATATTAAGTAGCCTTACATAAACAATCAGTACTTATATCAAATAGACTACACTGCTTTTTATCTAGCTCATGTAAATCCTCCGCTTTTCTAAATGGTTTTTTAGACATTTCTACTAATTGCTTTACACTTATGTTAGTTCTTAAATCAAATCTAGGTAAATCATCTGTACCATATTTGTTCTCCATTCTTAACCACCAATTAGCAACTTCTGGATTATATTTAATAATAGTAAGACGCTTTTTAGTTGACTTTTTAAAACATAAATCACAATTACCTTCATAATCTTTTAGTTGCAAATCAAAAGGCTGTTTATCCCACCATGAGCGAATAAATTTACTATCTATTTGAACATCATTTATTAATGGATAAATAATATTATTTTTTTTAGCCTCATTACTAATTCTATGCCTCTCATCATATCTTATACCCATTGCTGTATAAACCTCATAATAACCTAAAGATTTAACATATTTGTTAATAGGAGCTAACTTTAATTCTCTAGTACAATTACTAGCAAAATTAGTAGGTATAGGATACTTTTTTAACATGTCCTCAAAAGGCTCTCCTTTCCTTGATGCAGTATTATAATCAACTATTTTATAATTAGTTCCAACTCCTTTTTGATGTATAATATCAGCCTCTAACCATACTACATTTAAATTCCACTCTATATCACATTTATTAATAAAATCTAATGTTTCTTGCTTTTCTTTACCAGTATTAGCAAAAATAAAAACCTTATCAAATTCATCATATTTAGAATAGTTATTTATAAACTGTCCCATAAAAGCCGAGGTTCTACCTCCTGAAAAAGTACAAACTAATAATTTTTTATTCATGTTTTGCATCTTCATACTCTTTACGCAATATACTAATATCTTGCGTTATACTAGTTATCGCATCTCTCATAGTATCAAAATAACTTTTAACTTTTCTATAAAGAGCCTCACTTTCCCCTTCATCAACTCTAAATTTATAAGCTTTTAACTCTGCTTTTAGTTCAGATTTCCCAGCAGTATCACCTGAATCAATATACTTTAATTTACTTTCTGCTAGATTTCTTTTTCTAAAATTATAGCCTTTATTATATTCATCTAAAGCATAACCTACAACCTCACTAAATCTAAAAGAATAGCCTACTAGTTTTCTTTTTGCTTTAATTAAATAATCAATGTCACCATGTCCAAAATCAGAAGAGGAGTACCAATCTATGACCTTCTGTACTCCTCCTATTAACTCATCTATTTCTTTACTTTCCATAATTAAAATGGTAAATCATCAGCAGGATCAGCTTTAGCATTTACATTAACTGTTGGAATAGTTGATTTGTTATCAGGCTTCCAATTATTAACACTTGCATAAGATTTACCTGATTGACCAACTTTTAAATCAAGGTTAATCCATTCATCATTTTTATTAGTTAACCATTTAATTAATTCAACTCTTTTAATTGAAATACTACCCTTTATAAAATCAGGTGCACCTTCTCTAGGTAGTTTAAAAATTAATCCGTCTGCAAATTCTAAGTTATTATCCATAGTTATAAAATTTAATTATTCTTTAATTTTTCTGTTAAATTGCTCTTCTAATGTTGGAAAGCTATTAGCCTTTAAATAGGTTATTATTGATTCAGCTTCATCATATTTTAATTCAGTATCAAATATTAATTTTTCAACTTCTTCTTTCTCTTGTTGAGGTATGTAAGATAAATCAATTAAACTCTCTATCATTGTAATTTGCCAATGACTAGCATTCTCAGTAGTGTTATCAAATCCCATTACTTCTGATTTTTGATAGCATTAGCAACCTCATCAGCACTAGCTACTGAGGCATCAACACCGATTGCAAAATTAGCCAATGCTCTACCCCATGCACTAGTTTCGCAATTTTCAATAAAACTAGTTTTGTTAATGTAACTACTATCAGCCTTTTCCATAGCATAACCAGTAGCAACTACATCCCCTTTTTCATTTAATATAGATGCTTTGAAACATATCTCTGCACTCCTCCATGCTCCTTTAGTTTCTCCTTTGTCATCCCATGTAAGGTACTCAGCATCTTTTTGATATACTATATCACTTATTAGCCTATACCCTGTAAAATGCTCTCTAAAGTACTTTATACGTTCATTAACGGTTACGTAAGCCTTACCTTTTATATCTACCGTTTTTAATGCTCTTTCTAGTCCTGTTGCCATTGTTTATCCTTTATAGTTATTATTAATTGTGCTTCATTGTTAAAACTCTTAATGCATTGTGATAGCTTTTTAGCAGTACTTATAAGGCTTTTCTTTTCCTGATGTACTACTACGTTATCATGTTTGTTAGAAAGCCTTTTAACCTGCCTAATACTATCTGCCAAATCTTTGTTTGATTTGTTGGAGTTCCTATGAAGAAACTCCCCTAAGTTTAAATTTTCCATTTTAATTGTGATTTAGTGTAAATTCTTGAATTCTTCTATTGCTAAGTTGTTAAAATCAACATTAAACATGCTCTCATATCTCTCTATTAGTTCATTAACTACACCATCTTTATCATCGTAAACATCACTATCTACATAAAATTCTGTACTAGGTGGAGTAAAATAATCTCCAGAGCAATAATCACAGGTTACATTAACTTTAAACTCTCTTTCTGATGTTTCTCCTAAATATACGCTTACTTGTTCTGTTGTTCTCATGTCTGATTGTTTTGTTATTAACTATACACAAATATAATAAATAATTATTACATAGGACTACATGAAATCTAATAAAATTTTAATATCATGAGGAGCTGGTTCTTTACCTCCAAAATAAGGGAAAAGAAATTTACCTAACCAATATGATCTATGAGCCTTAATTCTTAGTTTGTTATACTGACCTATTTTAACAGTATCAAAATGCTTTTCAAACCGTACTCCTTGAATATATTTGTAGGTATAAAGCTTAATATTATCTTTTTTAGGTGAGTACCTCCAACCTATTCTAACACTACTTCTATGATGCCACAAAGCACCAAAGCCGAATAATTTATTAATCTGTTCTGTTAGTTGTGGATTATTATATTCATATCTACATGAATCTGTAAACTTAAAAATTATTGTTATTTCTCTACACCTGAAAAATGGTATAAATCTAAACCCTGAATAGTGTTTACCTTTTTTTATTAAATATGTTTTTAATCCACACATAAAGCATAATTAAAATATAAATGACTGCTAGTATTGCAGGTATCACAAAGAGCCATAATACTACTTCTGTGTAAATTTCAGAATCTGTAAAATATGAGCCTAAAATTAATCCCCAGAATACTAATATACATACTATAATAATTGTTTTTTTGTTCATCTTTTTATTTTAAAATTAATAAAAAAAAGGAGGCTATAAACCTCCTAATAATTAATGAATATAATATCTATTCATTTACTTTATTTTCAGCGTATTCTTGCATTGCTAGTATTATCATGTTTAAATTATCCTTAGATAGCTTTTTAAACTCTTCTAAGCCCATGTATGTTATTAGCATACCCTCACATTCATCTATTTCTTCTTGCTTCTCTATCTCTAATAAATGCTCATGATATAATTGAGCCTTATCATATGCTAAATTTTCTGCATGTTCTTTTTGGTATTTCTCTTGTAATCTGCTCATCTTGTTTATTTTTAATATTAATATTTAGTTAAAAAGAAGAGCTTAAATAAGCTCCTCTCCTTTTATTTGTAATTTAGTAACAGTTTTTAAGTTAATCATTCTAAAACCGTTTTTTTGCATGTCCCAAACAGGAAGTAAACCTTTTTCTATTGGATTGTAAGCCATACCGGTACCTTTAACACCTTTTTTAACGTGTAATCTAGCAGTCATAGTTCTAACTGAACCATCTTTTTTGTAAAACTCTACTGAAAAAATAGTGTTATTTGCTTTTTGAATCTGTGATAATGTTTGTCTGAACTTTTCCATAATGTTTGTTGTTTTAAATTGTTTTGTTGTTTGATATAATCAAAGATAATATTAATTTTTTAATACCACAATAGTAGATATAATATTTTTTTAATATTTATTTTTATGGCAAAAAAAAGGAGGGTAACAAACCCTCCTAAACAAAACAAACAAAAGCCTCAGAAGAGGCTGGAAAATCCTAACTTATCTCTTTAAACAACTCAATAAAAGTTTCTTCACTAATCACCCCAGCAAGTACTAAGATAGCTAAAACAATTATTATACCTAGTACAATCTTCTTCTTACTTACCTTTACTTTTCCAATCTTTTCAATACCCTCAACAGTATTTTTAACAATCTCTCCTTTCTTTAAAAATCCCTTTGCAATATTTATAAACTTTTTCATTGATTCGCTTTTTTATAAACTGTTTTACCTTTTACTTTTTCTGCTATTAATACCTGATTTCTATTTTTATCACTGTATGAAATATGTATCCACTTTGGAACATCATTAACAGGGTACTCTATTATTAATTGGTCGAATTCTATCTCACCCCTAAATGATAAATTAATTATTTCATCTAATAAAATAGCATTCTTTTCTTTTCCCCTTATCCATAATTCAATATCAACAGCCTCACCTTTTACATGTTGGCTTTTAGAACTACCTCCAATCGATTTATTTAACTCTTCACATCTATAACCACTAGTAACCCTTACAGGCATCTCTAAACTATCTCTAATAGGTTGTAATACCTTTCTACATAATCTAGTTAAATTATCAATAACCTCTTTTGATGGGTTAAATTGTTCATCAATTCCTAGCCTAGAGGCTGTATTACTTCTTAACATTTCTGATAAGGTAAAGCTATTACTTAACTTCATTTGTTATCATCCATTTTGCTTAATATTCCTTTTATTTCACCAATATCAGCAGCTATGCATCTTATGTCACTCTCTACTCTGCCTATCTTATTTTCAAGCTTTGCATAGTTCTCTTTTTCTTCAGCTTTTATAGCCTCAACATCTTTCTCTAACTGCACAATCAATAAAGTATTTTTTTCAGTTTTGTTATTAAACCTTATAAAAGCAGATAATATACCTATAAATAATGCTATAAATTGTAATAAAAACTCAACCGTTAAAAACTTCATTATATTATTTTATTCTTCTTTTATAATTGCTTTTAAAATGTTTATGGCTGTTGTTATTTGCTCTACGTATATTTTAGCATCATTTCCTGTTAACCCTTTAGGTAAATCAGCCTTAAAAGCTAATTCTGCTAATATGTTTAATGCTTGTTGTTTATTCATTAATCCTCTTGTACTAGTTCAACATTTTGTAAATCTAAACCAAAAGTATCTGCTATGATCTTTCTTTGATTCTCCTTATAATTTAAATATCCCCAATCAGGAACATTAGCAATAGGATAAGTAAAATTAATCATTCTTTTATCATCTTTTGATGCTTTGAAAAAATAAGCACCATTTAAATAATTATCCTCTGAATAATAGATATTATACTCACAATTTAAAAGCCCTGAAACTTCTACATCTTTAGCAGTAACAAATATTTTTACAATTGGATTAGTTACCGTAACCCCAAAATCAGCAGTAATATCTCCTGTTATTTTATAATATTCTTTATTTTTAATCATCTTAATTTTATTAAACTATTTTTAAAGTTCCTGAATCATTGTAAACATCTCCACTTGATAAACCTGCGGAGCTAGTTGGCAAGCTAGAAAAATTTATAGTACCATTATTTTTTACAGTCATTAATAAATTAGGAGTACTATCACCATCATAAACTTGTAATGCTGATGATGTTGATAAAGTATCTGCTCCTTCAACAGTTAATTTTCCTGATGGTGTTGTAGTTCCTATACCAAAATTACCACTACCACCATAATAACTATCCGTCGTTTGACCTATAAATAAAGCGTTAGTAGCATTATTTAAATTTACTAAAAATGATTCTCCAACAGTATTATTAATTGATGCGTTACTAGTTGACATTGTTATTGACCTAGAGCCACTAGTTATACAAGACCTTCCTCCGATTGTTATGCTATTAGTTGATGAGGCTTTTGCGACATAACCAATAGCAACACTATAAGCACCTAGTGACTTTGCTGTATGTCCCAAAGCTTGACTATTTGCATTTGTTTCGGTGTTAGCACCAATGCCGACACTTTTAGCGACAACAGAAGAATTTTGACCGATAGCAATTCCATTAGTTCCTGTTGATGTTGCAACAGATCCAATTGCTACTGATTGAATCGATGTAATATTACTACTATTTCCTATTGCAATGCTAGCTGTTCCTGAACTTGCCGAATTATTACCAATTGCAACCGATGAATCTCCTGATGCATTTGATTGCCTTCCAACAGCTACTGCCGTACTATAAGATGAACTTGCACCCTTACCAAGTGTAAATATTTCATTATCTTGGATTTTTAAAATATTATCACCTGCTTGATTATTAAATAGTAAATTATTACCATCTAAATCAACTGTTCTATTACCTGTCAAAGAATCATCAGATGTATAAATAGTACTAGCACCTCCACCTCCACCAATAGCATTCCATGCAGAACCGTCAAAGCTCATTAATGAATCAGCAGTTTTATCATAACATAAAGTACTTTTTTGAGGAGTTAAGCTATTCCATGCAGTACCGTCATACCTTACCCAATCTTGTAAGCTTACAGAACCCCATCCAGCATTAACACTAGCACCACTAGACAAAATATAAATGTCTCCTGTTGCCGTAGTTGGAGGAGCTACACTACCATCAACAAAATTTAAAGCAGCAGGTAATAACAATTCATCAGTACTTTCTAACTCTCCTTTTTCATTCTTAAAAGCGTAATCTCCATTATTGCTATCTGGGAACCATTTAGGATTATGAATGTCAGAACTATTTGTAATATTTCTATGTAATATCGCCATATCTTAATAAAATATTATACCTTTTTTATTTACTTGTGGAGGTGTATCACAATCATCAAATAAAGGAAATTTAGTTGAATCATCATCTTTAGCCTCTTTAATATATTCTATCATATCCTTTTTCCAAAAATCAGCCTTATTAATATAGAAATCTCTAGATTGTGAATATTCAAAATTATTAGCCTGATTAGATTGCTCTGTGTTATTCTCCATAGCACCCTGATTAGTTAACTGTGTATGCACCTTAGAATACACTTCATAGACTATGTAATGAGCTAACATAGGTTTTATAAAGTTATCTACTATAATAGTGTTATCTGTTGTTAAACTACCTCCTGCAATCTGTGTTAACAATTCATTATAGTAATCTTTGCCTAAAACAGGTTTAACATACTTTCTTTGTGATGTTAAAATATATTTGTCAAAGTAAGCAGTATCAAAATAATTATCATTTATAGCTTGAGTACTTACCTCTGTTGAGGTCATCATTATTTGATTATACGCCATATTTAACTGTTTTCAATTTCTTTAATTTTACTCTCTGCCCAACTCTTCATAGACTTACCTCCCCATAATAAATATGAGATAGTACCACATGCTTTAGTATCTGAAGGATCATAATACTCTTCTGCTCTTGATAAATAGCTAAAAGTTCTTTTTATAGTGCTAAAAGATAAACCTCTTCTATTGGCTATGTCCTGTGCTCTTTGCTTACCTACATTAGTAGCACATCTATTGTTAACCTCATCATTTAACTTAATGCCTCTTTTAGCATTGTTAACAGCACTATCAGGATAATCTGCATAGGTTTTAGAATAAATACTATTTTGGTAAGTGTTATTTATTTCATTCTCTACTTCTTCATCTATTGAATCTTCTTCAATATTCTGCACCGCATTCTCATTAACAAACTGCTCACCTCTACCATCTTCCAACATCTCTAAACCTAGCATCTTACGAGCTTCATTTATGGTAATAACTGCATTTAAATCAACTTTAGCACTATCGCCAACAGGACTAACATTCAAAATACCTACTTCAATATTACCATATTTAGTATCTCTTTTGATAATCTTGTTTAATACCTTTAATAATGGCTCTTGAAAATCAGGAATAACAACACTATTCATGAATTTATCATATTCATCTTTTATCTGTTGGCTACTTCCTAACTTACCAGCAGTTTCTAAACCTGCTAAACTAGGAGTAATTCTATGAGCTGATATAATTGCTTTTGTGCATAGTTGAGATAACTCCATAAATTCGCCATCTCTCTCACGATCAAATTCTTTTATACTTGCAGCTTGTTCAGGACTATCTAACAACTCAACTAAAAACTTATCATTATTAGCCTCTCCTGTGAATTTCTCTTTTATCTTTTCAACATACTGTTGAGCGTTCATTCCATCAGGAACTTCACCAAACATTTGTATTAAAACACTAGGAAAAAAACCATTATCAAACTTATCAATATTATATTTTGACATTCTATATTCTATGTCAATCCAATCTAAAGCACCTACATAATCTGGTAAACCATAAAAGTTAAACTCAGGATATTTTCTCATGATGTGAATTAAAAACTCCTTTTGATTTGTACCGTCAAAAAAATCTAATTCAGTTACAGGATATTGTGCTGATGGTGTGTTTGATAATTCTATATCCCTCCAAAAGTTTGATAAATATGCTATATTTCCGTTTTTACCTTTTCTAACCGTTGTAGCATCATAGCAATATAAAGCCGTATAATCACCACTTTTTACTACATGAGGGTAAGCATTGCCTGTTATGACATAACTCTGTACAAGGTCGCAAAATACATCGTAAAGGCTTTCTCCTTCTGGGTTAACCTCTTTGCACCATTCTTGAAAATCAATAGGTAAATCTGAGTAACTAACATGTTCACCATCTAATTTAAAAGTGAACTGTTTACCTTTAATAAATGTTATCTTTTGGTTTATAATGCTCCCATGTGTACTAGACCTTCTTGCCCTTTTTGCTAAATCATTAACATAGATATTTTGAGAATCTTGAAAGAACGGAATCCATTTTTGCTCAATATCCTCATTAGGTCTTTTCTCCTTTCTAACTATTGGAGTAGTTATTGGATCAGTCTTAACCGTAGATGCCTTTATATTACTTATCTTCTTTTGGCTCATCTTTGACCTTTTCTAATAATACAACATCTTTAAACCCTGCATTATAAAGTTTCTTTAAATCTTTTTGGCTTGTTTTTTCAGTTAGGCTAATAACACCTACTGAACCCATTATTTTTTTACCTAAAAACTCAGGTTTTATAATAAATTTGCTCATAATACTAATATAATAAAATTATTGATATTTAAGATTATATAAAAAAGGGAGAGCCGTTAAACTCTCCCAATGTTGCAAAGCAAAACTAGCAACTATCCACCATAAACAAGATTATGAACCTAAGCTAACAGAACCAGAGCTATTAGTGGTAATAGTACCTACAAACTCTCTAACTAATTGAGCTTGCTTACCAGCAAAAGTAACTGTATAACCATTTTGACCTTGTAATTCAGCCTCTAGAACTTCATTAGCAATAGCATCAACAGATGCATCTTTACCCATGATTTCATCAAAACCTAGTACAAAAGCCTTATTATCGTTAGTTTCTTTGTTGTAAGTTTCAAAAATAACAATCAATCCACATGATTCAACATAAGAATTTATTGCTTTAGCTTTTACCTTTTCCATTTTTGGAGCGAATACTTCTAATGAAGTTTCGTAAGAAATAGAACCATTCTCTCTACTTCCCTCAGATGAATATAGTTTAGTTTCTAACTCTCCTTCTATTTCATAGAATTTATCATCAGTAGTACTTAAAGTTACTGCTGTATAGCTATGATTATCAGTAGAGGCTGTGAAACTTGTTACATCATCTTTGTTAATAACGAATACTCTTTTGATACCGCCTCTGCGATTCTCATCGTTACAACTTATTAAAATATCTGTTGAAATTTCTGACATCTTTATAAAATTTATTAGTTAAAAAAATGCCCCCCATAAAGAGGGGCTTTAATTCTTAGTAGTAGAAAGAAATCAACTCACCAAATACAAACTGAGCACCCATTTTATACTTAGCAATAATTTTCAACAACTCATCGTCATCGTCATTACTTCTAAATTTTAATTGAGAACCAGCATCAGCAACATCAGTACCGATAACTAAGTTATCATCTACTGTGTAAACTAGCATATTCTTTCCTATGTTACCGTTAGGATTAGTAGCATCAGCTAACTGTGTATCCCATCCTGTAATTTCTATAACTGGAATACCTCTAAAAGATAGAGATTGCCCATCCTGTAACAACTGAAGACCTAGAGCATTCCCTGTACCTAATTGCTCATAAGTAGTCATTAAGTTATCTACAATAGTAGCAGTAACTCTAAAACTCTTAGATGCATTTGGCATTTGTCTAAGTACTTTAGTTTGATTTTCGTAAGCAGATTTTAACAAAGTGTAAGCACCATCAGCAACTAAATCACCGTTAGTATCTTCAATGTTAGCTATTGCAGTCATCTCAACATACTTACCTAAAGATGCAGAGTTATCTACAAACAACTGTACAAAACCATCAAATTGGTTATAATCAGAAGATGCAGCAGTAGTAGCAGCAAACCATGCCATACGACCATTGTCATCAGCGATTGCTTCAGCAACTCTTTTACGAGCAACCTCACCAACAACTGTATCAGTTAAATCATCTATCGCAGTTCCTGAACCGTAAAACTCTTCAAAGATAGTACCGTAAAAAGCATCTCCACATTCCTCTAAATTTACCTTTAATTTAGATACTTCTAGAGTTCTGTCTGATACGTTAGTTACTCCACCAGTTGCCGAAAATCCGCAAGTAGTATATTTTCTTACAATTTTTGTAAGAGATGAGTTAAGGTACATATTAGCCTTAACTTTAATGTTAGGAATAATTCTAATTCCTGCTAAATCTGAACTCCCCTCCTGTGGAGCGAATAAGATTTCTGTAAATTCCTGTCCTGAATAAGTACTAGAAATTGATTGTGTAATAAAATTTGCCATTTTTTAAAAATTTATTTATAAGACGATTTTAAAATATTAAGGATTGCAGCACCTAATTCATCCACTACTTCAGTTTTAGCTTCAGGATTAACAACATCCTCTTTAGCCTCTAAAGGCTTTCTAGATGCTTTCGCTTTATCCAATTCTTTCTTTAATTCTGCTAACTCGCTATCTTTAGCTGTTAACTCAGCCTTAATTGAATCCATAAGCTCAGCTTTGATAGACTCAACATCAACTGCATCCTGTGGCTCTTCAGTTACTTCTTCTTCAACTTCTTCAACCTCTTCAACAGATTCTTCAACAGTTTCTTCAACTGCTTCTTCTTCTACTGCTTCAGCTTTAGGAGCTAATAATTCAGAAACATAAGCCTTTAGTTGGTCTAATAGACCTTCTTTCTCAGACATATTCACGTTATTTAATTGATTTACATAATTGGAAGGTACTTTGTACCCTTTCTTGGCTAACTCTTTAGGACTAGCATAAGCAGCAATAGCAAGAGCACCCTCTATACTACCAATGAAATTATACTCTTTAGCCTCTTCAGCAGTTAACCATGTTTCCGCTTTCATCATGTCTTGAATAGTAGATAATTCTAGACCTGTTGAATTAGCGTAGATTTTAGCAAGTTTCAAGTTAATTTTATCCATTAACTGAGCCTGCTTTTCTAACTCCTCTTTGTAATCTCTAATCTCATCACTATTCATACCCTCCATAGAAACTACTGGCATCCATGCATTGTGGATCATAAAAAAACTATTCTCTGACATTACAGGTAATTCACTACCTGATAAGGCTATGATAGTAGCAGCACTAGCAGCAAGACCCTCAATTTTTACAGAAACATTATAAGAAGAGTTTTTAAGAAAATCATAAATAGCAAGAGCATCAAAAACAGAACCACCTCCACTATTTATAGTAAGTTCTATATCTTTAGAACCTGATACTTTAACCTCATCAATAAAGCTTTTTGCATCAATCCCAAAAGAACCAATTTCCTCATCTATTGAAATAGATAATTTATTATTAATTGAATTACTTATATTATACCAATTCATATAACAACATTATTAAAATGTTTTATGAATCGTGTATAAAAAAATTATATAAAAAAAAAGAGGACTATAAAAGCCCTCTATAAATAACCCTAAAAATTAACACTTGCAAAAGTAGATACTAATATAATAATTTATTTTTGTAATACTATTTTTATAACCAGATTAACAGAAATATCATACTTTACAGATAGGTTATAATAAATATCCTTCATCATCATTAAAGGATTCTTTCTCATAATATGATAGTCATTAACTACTGCTAAATTTCTAACTGCTTTCTGATTAATTAATCCTGTGCTTAGTAGTAGTTCTGTTGCTTGTTTAATATCATTTGCTTTGTTAACAATACTAAATAAAGTTTGATTTAATACATTTTCCAACTCTCTAACCTCTGTTTCCAAAAGTTTATTATTCTCCTTTTGCACCTGCCACATGAAATCTTAAAGTTTGGTTCAACATTCTCTTTAAATAATTCTGATAAAAATTCAAGGCTTTTAGAACATGGAAACATTTTACCATGAGTTTTGATTATAGCCTCTTTTATGTCTAACCTTTGCAAGTGATCTAATTTTTCTAAGTTTTTATTTATGTCAAAATCTACCATTTTCCTTTAGGGCATTTCTCATCTTCCCATATTGTTTTATCTATTAATGCACATTTACAGATATTACACTGTGATACACCTTGTTTTTTAATAAATAGAAATCTAAAGTTATCTCTTTTATTTGTACATCCGTTACAGATTTCTAATCTGTTTAATTTCTTTTGATAACTCGCTAATTCACTACTTATATTCTTTGCCCATCCAAATAAATTAGTAAACCACATATTCTAAATATAATAATTTTATCCAAATGTAGCCTCTGATTGAATATTGTTAACTCTTGCAGCTTGGCTAATTGTATCTGTTGCATTATTCACAACTTGAATAGCACCTACTGAATCAGCAACAGCTTGAGAGATTTCACTTCTTAAATTACCTATATCTAAACTAGTAGAACCTGCTAAACCACCATTAGCAAAACCAAAATTACTAAAAGGTTGAGGTCTATTTGTTCTCATAGCCTCTAAAGCACCTACTAAACTACTACCTCTTTGAGATTCTAAAACGTTCTTTGGTACTACATACTCACCCTCATGAACTATTCCTGCTCTCTTAAATCCACTGCTATCAGGAGAACCATAACCATCACCAGTATAACCACCTTCAGCAAATGATTGAGATGCTATTATACCTACTTGTGATGCAGTTTTAGCAGCAACTAAAGCTAAAGCAGCAATACCAGGAGGAGTAATTGCTCCTACACCTCCTAAACTAGCTATTGTTTTACCTATTGCTACTGCACCATTTGCAATAGTTGTAGCAATATCTATTCTTTTTTGACGTTGGAAAGCCTTTTTTTCAATTGCCTCTCTTTGTTTATCAAATTGCTCTTGTGATATAATCCCCTGCTCTAATTTAGCATCTAAACTAGCTAACTCTAAATCTTTTTCTCTATTAACCCTAGCTTGTGAAACCTCTGATAATAGGTTAGCAGTTTCTTGAGCAAAATCTAGTTGCTGTTGCCTTATTGATAGTCTTTCTTCATCATCTTTAACTTTATCCTCTTCTTTTCTTTGTAATTTTAAAGCGTCTTCTTCTGCATCAAATTTAGCATCAATTGCTATCTTTTCATTTCTTTTAGCTTCTTCCGTTGCCTTACTTAAGTCTACTTGCTTTTTAGCTGCCTCTCTTGCAATATTCAACTTTTCATCCTCTATCTCTCTTTCAGTTTGTAGAGTAGAAATCTTTTTAATATCTAAAGCCTCTTGTTCTAACTTCTCTTTATTAGATATTGATTTTTGTGTATCTCTATCAATAGTTTCTTGATTTTTCTTGTTTACCGAATCATCCTTTTTTCTTCTTTCATTAGATTCTTTTTCTAGTCTTAAAGTTTTATTCTTTTCAACTCTTTTTAATCTTTCAATTTCTGCTAAATCTTTTTGTAAACCCTGCTCTATTTTAAATTCTGTTAAAAGCTCATTTTGTATATCTAATTGAGCCTGTTGGGTGGTTAATTTATTTTTTTCAAATTGTAATTGAGATTCTGATAAATTACCTTCTTCAATCTTTTTTTCAATAAATTCAATTCCACTCTTAGTTAAATCTCTACTTAATTCTAAAGAGGCTACCTGAGCATCTAATAATTCTTTATCAGTAGCATTTTGTAAATCCTTTCTATTTTTTATTCTTTCAAGCATTTCATTTTGAAACTTAATCTCATCTTTTCTGATTTGCTTTATTCTTTCAGGTAGTTTACTTTCAAATGCTTGTTGAGTAAGTTCTGCTGTACTTTTACCTAAATTAGATAGTGTATTTAATGTAGTTGCAGTAAAATCTAGTAAACTCCTTATACTTCTACTAATACTATTGTCACCATCTTCTAATGATAATATAAACCCTTCCCATGCACTAGTAACCCTATCTAAATCACCGCTTAATGTATCTCCTGTTATTTGTGCCATTTCTGATGCAGAACCATTAGCATCATTTAAAGATGTTGTTAAGGCTCTTACCTCATCTTTTGTAGATGCTAGTGTAGTTGCTACGATTGCATTTTCTTTACCAAATATCTCAGTAGCTTTTGCAGTTTTTTTAGTTGCTGAATTAATTTCAGCCATAGCACCCTCTAATGTTTTACCTTTTTTTGCAAGTGTTAAAAATACGTTTCGTAATCCTGTACCTGCTTTTGATGCTTGTATGTTCCTATCTACTAATATTCCTAGTAATCCTGTTGTTTCCTGAACAGATAAACCTGCCTCTGCCGTTACTGGCCCAATGTTAGCCATCGCAACCTCAAACTTATTTAAATCTAATGCAGAACTAGTAAAACTTTTAGCCATTACATCAACTAATTCCTGAGTATCTTGAGCCTCTAAACCAAAAGCGTTAAGAACTCCAGCTGCTACACTAGAAGATTGAGCTAGGTCTGAGCCTGTTGCCTCTGATAGTTGTATAATAGCCTCTGTTGATGCTAGTATCTCATCAGTAGTGAATCCTAATTTTGCTAACTCCTCTTGTAACTGACCTACTTCTGTGGCTGTTTTTCTTGTAGTACTTCCTAATGTTTTAGCAGAATCTGATAAGGCTTTAATTTGTTCATCTGTTGCTCCTGTGATAGCCTCAACTCTTGCCATCTGTTGCTCAAATTCTTTTATAGTATCAAAAGCACCTTTAACAAGTCTAACTAATTGTTGAATAGCAAATAGACCTGCAAAACCTGCAACAATACTAGAACCCATTTTTCTAAATGATTTTCCTAATCTAGTAGTAAAACCATCAATACCTAACATCTCCTGTCTAGTGACTAGTAACTCCCTTCTATGAGCTTTTAACCCTGTGTTAATCTTTGCAATTGCAGCACCATATTGTTTAGTGTTTATAGTACCATCTTTTAACTGCTT